CTCGACAGGAGCGCGAGACATGCGCGCGCGAACTTTTGCAAACGAGGAGGAATGGCCGTGCCGAAAGCAACCGTAGTAAACTTGGATGATCGAGAGCTCGTCCGTGGCGATTTGATCGATCGGCTTGAACGCGCCGGAGCTGCCGACGCGGTTAATCTCGATCGCGTGGAGAAATATATGGACCTCTGGGATTTGGCCGTGTCCTACGTCAAAGACCGTAAGCGCCGTGGTCTGTATGTCCAGACTCCGCAGACCGGAGGCATCCTCGTCAAAAAAATAAATCCGTCTGCGCAGGAATTAGTGAAGGTACTCGGCCAGATGGACAAATTATATTGCAGCATCGAGGCGGCAAAACCCAAGCCGCCGCTGAAGGATGATGCTGATGACGAGCTCTAATCGTAAGGTCAGCTATGTTGACGGATACGACGGCACGCCGTTTGCGCACGAGATCCCGGACGAGATTGAGGAATACCTCGCGTATGTCGAAAACGGCGGAAAGGCGTTTTGTGAGGATCAGCGCAAATTCGTAAAGCTCGTGCGCAGCGTATTTGCGAACGAGGATGTTTACGTCCATACCGATCAGCTGCGGAAATACCTAGCAATGCAGCGGTATTTTCCGTACGACCTCTTTGCGTGGGAGAAGTGCGTGCTTGCGCTGCATATGTGCACCTACCGCGTCGCGGATAACACACCACGCTGGGACGACCTGTTTGTGCTGGTCGGGCGCGGCAGCGGAAAAAACGGCTATCTTGCGTTTGAGGACTTTTGCGCACTCTCCCCGTACAACGGCATCAGGGAGTACAACATCGATATCTGCGCGACCAACGAGGATCAGGCAAAGACGTCGTTTGACGATATCTGGCATGTGCTGGATGATAACGCGGATCGGCTGCGCAAGCACTACGTCTGGACAAAGGAGTATATCACCAATCGCGCGACCGGCTCGACGCTGCGTTTTCGCACCAACAGCCCGCGGGGCAAGGACGGCTTGCGAAGCGGCAAGGTGGATTTTGACGAGGTCCATGAGTACGAAAATTTTAAGAACATCGAGGTCTTTACGACCGGCTTTGGTAAAAAGCCGCATCCGCGCCGCACGTTTATCACAACCAACGGTTTTGTGAGAGACGGCGTGCTGGACAGCTACCTCAAGCGCTCCGAGGACATCCTCAACGGTGTCGTGCCGGATGAGGGGTGGCTGCCATTTATCTGCCGCCTTGATGCGGAGGACGAGGTCGACGACAAGGCGATGTGGGACAAGGCCAACCCGTCGTTGGAGTACTTGCCCCATCTGCAGCGGGAGATCGAGAAAGAGTACGGAGCCTATCGGCGAGGAGAATCCTCGCTGTCATTTTTGACAAAGCGTATGAATATCCCAAAGACGGATCGGGAGTTGCACATCACCGAGTGGGACAACATCAAGGCGGCAAACGTGCCGCTGCCGGATCTCGATGGGGAGTCCTGCGTGATCGGGCTTGACTACGCGTCTATCTCCGATATGGTCGGAGCGGGCGCGCTTTTTCATGGGCGTGACGGCATGCGGTACTGGATGCCGCATGCGTGGATATGCCGGCGGTCGGTAGACTGGGGACGAATCAAGGCGCCGCTGGAAGAGTGGGCGCAGGCAGGGCTGCTCACCATCGTGGACGATGTGGAGATCAGTCCCGATCTGATTGCGGGCTGGGTTGAGCAGATGGCGCAGACGTATAACGTGCGCCGGATCGCGATGGATAATTTTAGGTTTCAGCTGCTCAAACGGTCGTTGCAAAGTGTTGGGTTTTACGCGGACGGTCCAAACGGCAAGCAGCTCTTCCTCGCCCGAAAGACGGGCGAGATGAAGGTCGCGCCTGTTGTGGAGAGCATCTTTGCGCGGCATCAGATCGCGTGGGGCGAAAACCCGCTGATGAATTGGGCGGCAAACAATACGATGCTTGTACGCAATGACAAGGACGGCAATATGACGTTTGGCAAGATTGAAGCGCGGAGCCGAAAGAATGACCCGTTTATGGCGCTGGTTGCGGCACTGCAAATCGAGGACGACCTGAATGATGCAATGACAGCGGACATCGACGACATCATGGTTTTGTGAAAGGGGGTAAGAGCAAGTGAAATTTTGGGATTGGGTCTCCAGTAAGTTTTCCGGGCGCGATTGGATGGACGTGGACGTGTCCGAGCTGCGCGACATCATGGGCGAGACGCACGTGCGGGAACTGGCGTACTGGTCCTGCGTTGGGCTGATCGCGCGAATGGTATCTAAGTGCGAATTTCAGACGCTGTCGAACGGCCGGCCTGTCAAAGGCGCTGAGTGGTATCGATGGAATATATCCCCTAACCTCAACCAGTCCAGCACGCAGTTTTTGAGCAAACTTGTACACTCTCTTTATGGCGACCAGCATGCTGCGCTGGTCGTCGAGGTAAACGGCCAGCTGCTGGTTGCGGACAGCTGGGTGCAGGATGACAAGGCGCTGGTGGACAGCGTGTTTAGCGGAATTACGATCAACGGCTATACGCTTAACAATGTGTACCGCGCATCCGACGTCCTGTATTTTCAGCAATCGCCGTACAACATGCGGGTATTAACAAATCTGTTGTACGACACGTACAGTAAGTTGATTGCGTACTCGGCGCGGACATATCAGGCCAGCCGCGGGCGAAAGGGCATCCTCAAGCTTGATACGCATGAGTCGGACAAGTTGACGGCGGAAGAAAAAGCGAAGCGCGCCGCGATTATGAAGAGCAAGTTTGACAAATTTTTTAGCCAAGAGAATGCGGTGTTGACTCTGTACAACGGTCAGGATTACACCGATCTGTCCGGGAACAAAACGTACACACAGGAGACGACGCGCGACCTCCGCGCCATGATCGACGATGTGGTGACGTATGACGCGCGGGCGCTTGGTGTTGCGCCGGCACTGCTGCTGGGCGATGTCTCCGGCATTGACGCGGCGGTGCAGTGGACGCTGACCTCGTGCATTGATCCGCTGACGGACATGATCGCCGAAGAGATCAACCGCAAGCGGTACGGCATGAGCGCTGTGCTTGGCGGTACGTACCTGCGTGTCGATACCACGACGATCCAGCACACCGATTTGTTGGCGCAGTCGGCGTCGGTAGAAAAGCTGGTATCCTCCGGCGTGTTTTCCGTCAATGACATCCTGCGCAAGCTCGGCGAGCCGACGATCCCTGAGCCGTGGGCGGATGAGCATTTTATCACTAAAAACTTTTCGACAATCCAAGACTATCTGAAAGGAGTTGATGGCAATGGTACGCCTTAAGTACGATTTTAGGCAGCAGGTGCCAGAGACGCTGGACATCTACCTGTACAGTGATGTCGAGCCTGCGTACACCGATTGGTGGACGGGGGAGCGCCAGGACGAGGGCAGTACGGAGGCATTCCGCCGCCAACTGGACGAGCACCCCGACGCCAAGAGGATCAACCTGTACGTCAACAGCTATGGCGGCGACGTCAAGGAGGGCTACGGCATCTATGCGATACTGAAGCGTCACGCGGCGAAAAAGGTTGCGTATGTGGACGGGATCGCGGCGTCCATCGCGTCGATCATCTGCATGGCGGCCGACGAGGTCGTGATGTACAAAAACAGCGTGATGATTATCCACAACATGGGCATGGGAGTGTTTGGCAACGCGAACGAACTGCGGAAAGCCGCCGATGACCTGGACAAGATGATGGAGGGCAATCGCCAGATCTATCTGGACAAGGCCGGCGAGAAGCTGACCGAGGAACAGCTGACCGAAATGCTTGATGCCGAGACCACACTGTCCGCAGCGGATGCGCTGGCGTATGGTTTGTGCGATGTGATTACGGACGCGGCCATTGATACCCATGCTCCTGCCGGTGCGCAGGAGGCGATCCGCAAGCTGATTGCAAATCAGCCCAAACCGCCCGCCAAGGAGCGGGCGTTGAAATTTTGGGGAAACAAAAACAAGGAGGAAAAAAAGAATGCAGAATCTTGACGCAAAGAACGATGCGCTCTACGGCAAGTTTGTCGAATCCCTGAAGAGCGACGACGAGGCGCAGGTCAAACTGGCGCTGGCCGAAATGTGCAGCGGTCTTGCACAGAGCGTGCTCGACGATGCCAAGGAGCTGGCGGGTGAGCGTGACGCGGCAATCCTCGCGCAGCGCGGTGTCAGACAGCTGACCACTCCCGAGCGCAACTATTACCAGGCGGTGATTGAGGCCATGAAGTCCGACAATCCCCGTCAGGCGCTGACCAACATCAACGCCACTCTGCCGGAGACCGTGATGGACACCGTCATGGACGATGTCACCAGCCAGTTTCCGCTGCTGGGCGCGATCAATGTCGTAAATACGACTGCGATCACCAAATGGATCCTCAACAAGCAGGCTGTGCAGCTTGCGGGCTGGGGCGTGCTCGGCTCCGGCATCACGACTGAGCTGTCCGGCAACTTTGATGTCATCGACGTGACCGCCTGCAAGCTGTCGGCGTATTTCCCTGTGCCCAAGGATTTCTTGATCCTTGGCCCCGAGTGGCTGGATCGCTACGTCCGTGCCGTGCTGGCCGAGGCTATTGCCGGCGCGCTGGAAAAGGCGGTCGTCACTGGCACCGGCAAAGACCAGCCCATCGGTATGGATCGCAGCGTTGCGGACAATGTGTCCATCACTGCGGGCGTCTACCCGCAGAAGAGCAAGGTGACGCTGGCGTCCCTCGGATCGAAGGATTACCTGACCGTCGTTGAGAAGCTGACCAAGACCAAGACCGGCCGTTATCGTGCGGTCAATGAGGTTGCGCTGATCTGCAATCCCAGCGACTATTTTAAGATCATCCGTCCGGCAACCACCGTGCAGTCCACGACTGGCACCTATGTTGGCGATGTGTTCCCCTTCCCGACGCGCGTGTTCCAGTCCTCTGCGGTGGCATCCGGCGAGGCTATCATGGGCCTGCTTGACCGCTATTTCCTGGGCTTGGGCACCAGCAAGGAAGGCCTGATCGGATACGATGACTCCGTCAAGTATCTGGACGATGCGCGTGTCTACATGACCAAGGTGCTCGGCAATGGTCGTCCCATGGATGACAACGCGTTTGTTCGCCTCGACATCTCCGGCCTTGAAGAGGGTGCTGTGCCTGTTAAGGTCAAGGGCACTGTCAAGACTACGGTCGAGGGCACTGTGACCACTAAGGCATCCGCGACCTAATATCGAGACCAAGGAGGGAGCAACCGAATGGCGACTTTGACAAATCGGGAGCTTGCCGCAAGGCTGCTCCCTGATGTCCGTAACTATCTGGACATCACATGGCCAGACCCCGCGCTGGACGAAAAGCTGTCCGGCATTGTTGCACGCGGCATCGTCTACATTGACAGCCTGGCAGGAGCTAGTCAGGACTATCAGGACGAGACGCTGGCACGCGGGATGCTGTTTGACTGGTGTAAGTACGCGATGGCCGGCGCGGCAAGCGACTTTGCGAAAAATTACGGCGCGGAGGTGCTGATGTTGCGAATGCAGCAGGAGGTGGCGAGTTATGTCGGTGACGATACAGGCGTATAACGACGGTGCTGCGGCGTTGTACTCGGTCGCGCCGGACACGCCTTACGGCAAGGTCAGAGCGAGCGACCTGACGCTCGTGCAGGACTACCTCCGATTTTGTGACCGCAAAGTCGGGATGTCGCGATTTTGGTCTGGATGGGCGGCAGGGGAAAAAATTGATCGCGTCCTCCGCGTGCCCCTCAAGCGTGGCGCAGAGATAGAGCCGGGGCAGGTGCTCCGGCTCTATGGTGCGTCGGCGCGAACAGATGTGTACTACACGGTCCTGCAAGTACAGGTGGATCATGTGTCCGGATGGCAGGACTTGACGCTGGGGGTGATGCAGATTGACCAGGGCTAAGATGTACGCGCTGCTTAAGGAGGCTATCCCCAAGATACAACGCATGGCAAGAGCGGACAGCACGGCAGACGCGGTGATTTACCGCGAGGAGCTGTCGCCGCGCATCGACAATCGGACGATGGATCTGGTTGTCAGCGTTGTCGTGCCCGTCGAGCGCGCGCTGAATGATCTGGATGATGATCCGCGCGTGATAGCGCTGCGGGAGATGTGTCAGGGTAACGGCCTTGCATACAGTCAGGTGCTTGCGCCTGATGAGACGTGGGGATGCCCGGTGTATACCTGCACGATTACCAATCAGCGAGTGACGGGGTGATCGCATGCCGAAGATTGACGTCGACGGACTGGATGAGCTGTGCCGGCAAATGGACAAGGACCCGGAGCGTGCCGAAAAGCGCATTGACGCAATGCTGATCGCGGGCGCACAGGCAGTCAAGGCCGGATGGCAAAAATCAGCGGAAGAAAACCGATTCCGCCGCACCGGTGCATTGATCGGGCATATCGATTACACAAAAAAAATCAAGAAAATGGGCGATTTGAAGTATATCGAAATCTATCCTCAGGGCAAAAACTCCAAGGGTACGCGATATGCTGAGATCGCCTATATTTTGCATTGGGGCACGACCGGTACAACGACGTGGAGAGCCAAGGCGCGCTTGCGGCACAAAAAGTACGCAGGAGAGCCGGGCATACCGCGAACGTTGTGGGTTGATCGCGCTGAAGAGTTGTCCGCATCCACGCGCGTTAAAGCGATGATGGACGTGTGGACGAGAAAGGATGATTAACAATGGCAAATAGCAATAACCGTGCCTATTGGGATGTAAAGTATTTTTGCGTTGCCAAGGCGGAGATGGGCAGCGATGGCACCATCACCTATAGCGGTGGTGCGCAGGCGTGGGACATGATCCGTGTCAGCGTCACGCCCAACGTGATCACCGCCGCGCATACGTCCGAGACCGGCGGCAGAAAGACGCGCTATAAGGTGCTCGGTGAGGACATCAGCCTTGACCACGAGCCGGAGACACTCGAAAAAAAGGCGCTGCTGTTTGGGCACACGCTGTCCAGCACTGGCGACGACAGCGGCGAATTGAAAAAGGGCGTCAACGATCTGCCGCAGCATGTCGGCGCGGCGTATTACAAGGCGCTCAACGACGATACCTATGAGGCGACGTTTTTCCCCTACGCGCTCTTTTCCGAGGGCACCGAGCAGGTCGACGGCGCCCTTGATGGTGTGACCTATAACACCAAGACCACCACCGGCAGTGCCGAAGCGGATAAGGACGGCTATTTTGAGTACACTAAGAGCTTTGCGACAGAGGCGCTTGCAATTGCTTGGGTCAAGACCAAGCTGAGCATTACCTAACAGTCCGTTAAGAGAGGAGGCGGTCAGGGATGGCCGGAACCGGTACTACGAGAGACATCAGGACGCGCCTGACGGTCGAAGGCGAAAAGCAACTCAAGCAAGCCTTGAGCGAAAACGCATCCGAGGCGCGGAAACTCAAGTCCGACATGGATCTGCTGACCGCCGAATTTGATGGAAATACCGACAGTCAGGAGTATTTGGCGAAAAAAAGTGAGCTTGTGCAGGCGCAGATGGACAATGCGCGCCGCAAGGTCGAATTGTATGAGCAAAAGCTGGAGCAGATGCGCAAAGCGCAGCAGGCCGCGGCGAGTGCTGTCGAAAAGTCCGAAAAACGCCTGGGCGAGTTAGATGACGCGCTAGAAAAAACGGCCGATCAGTACGGGGACAACTCCGAGGAGGCCGAGAAACTGCGCCAGCAGATCCGCGAGGGGAACGCTGTGCTGGAGAATCAGCGCAGCAAGCTGTCCGCGGCAAATACCGCGCTGAACAAGATGGAGGCAACCACCAATAAGGCTAAAGAGGCCGTTGAAAAGCTAAAAAAAGCGATAAAAGAGAACGCAGAAGAAACAGATGAAGCCGAAGAAAAAACAGAAGAAGCTAAAAAGAGCGTAGAAAGCTTAAGTGACGTGCTTGATGATGCCTCGGAGAAATTGGGCATTGATGTGCCGCAAGGGGCAAAAACGTTGCTTAAGTCTTTTGAGGCAATGGACGATGGTATATCTGGTGCTACTGGCGGTATATTGGCTGCGATTGGATTGATTATCGCAGCCATGAAAGAGGTTGTCGACATCTCCAAAGAGGGAGCGGCTGCGGCTGGCGAAATTTTGAAAATTAGTCAAAATTACGGTATTGCCACGGAAGATGTGCAGAAAATGCAGTATGCGGCAAGCATGCTTAATGTTGAGTTTGATGAGCTGCTGGACGCATACTCGTCGCTGGTATCGTATCAGGGCGATGCGGCAACAGGATCAGAAGAAAATATTGAGGTATTTAGGCGGTTGGGCGTGTCCATTAAGGACAATAAGGGCAACCTTAAGGACACTGGCACGCTTATGTTTGAGGTTTTTGACGCGCTTGGTAAGATGGGCGACGAGACGCAGCGCAATGTGTATACTCAAAAGATGTTTGGCGAGACAGCCCTGCGGTTAAACAGCATCATTTCCGACGGAGGTGAACAATTTAGAAAATTTACAGAAGAGGCGGAAAAGTCAGGCTTTGTGCTGTCAGAGGATGCTGTAAACTCGTTGAATGATTATAATCAGGCGTTAAAAAAATCCGAGATGCAAAATGAGGCATTTAAGAATAGCCTTGCTTCATTGGCTTCCGGTGCTGCGAAAGCATGGCAAGATATGTTAAATGGACTTGGCCTTGTGCGGCAATATTTTATAAGCGGCGACAAATCTGGACAAATAAAATATTTACCGGATGATGTTGGAAACTATTTTAAGCGGCTCTTTGGCGGCAGGAGCTCTGCCGGTCACGCTGCCGGTACGCCGTATTTCCGCGGCGGCGAGACCATTGTCGGCGAGTATGGTCCCGAGCGCGTCATCCTCCCCGAGGGCACGCGGATCCAAAATGCGAACGATACCGCAGCGGTGACGCAGGGCGCGACGGTGTACAACACGATCAATATCAGCGTCCCTGATCTGCCGACACTGCAAAAAGTCGTTGAATTTTATAGCAACTATGAGCTGACGCGGCGAAAGATGTAAGGAGGTGTGATGGATGGCATTGGTTAGCGATCAGGCAATGACGTATGCCAATTACGGGTCGATCTTAGACGAGCGCAATCCATACAGTTTTAGCCCGATTTACAATCAAAACTCCACATATACGTTCGGCGGGAAATACTATGCGTTGTATATGTATTTTTACGGGACGATTGTCGAAGAGGGCAAAATTGATCAGGGTACTGTCAACGCATTTTTGCTGCCATACCTCAAAGGCCGTAAACTAAAACAAGTACAGATATATTTGGGGCTGCTTGCCGGAGTAAATGTGCAGCCTGGATACGCGGGCAAGATATACGCAATAAGTTCGCATGTGGACCCCGAAAAAACATGGTGGGGTAATGTTGCGGATAAGTTGTCGACGCGAGTTATTGGCACGACACCTGCGCCCCCCAGTAGCGACAACCTTACACGTCAGATGATTCCTGTATGGACGTCTGGAGACGATTTTGCGGTTGCCGAGCAGGTAATCAACAATGGCGTGGTTATTCGAGCCGACATTGGGTATCCGGTTGAGATTAATAAAATTACACGGGTAATTAATCCGACGATATATATAAATTGGGAATCTGTTAAACCAAATGTGAAAAATCCTGCTCCTGGATACATCGACCCTAAAGCAGGCGGTGCGTTGACTTGGGAGATGGATTGGGATCGTACGGATGTGTTTGGCGAGCTCGAGCAAAAATACGCAATTGTGCAAACCAGGCCGAACGCAAGCAGCGAAGCAACCGAAACCCGTACGGAGACGTCGGAGCACAAGCACACGATCGCGCCGAATACGCTGACCGCAGGATTTGAATGGCGCGTGCAGGTTGAGACACCCGACGGAGAGACGTCCGACTGGACAGAGTGGCAGAGCGTTGTCATTGTCGATGTGATGTCTACGCCGGAGTGCGTCAGCCCGATCAACCAGATCGTCGAAGGCGGCAGCTCACAGATATTCCGGTGGAGGCACATCATCTCCACCGGAACTGTCCAAACCGGATACAAACTGCAATACAGTCTTGACCGAACGTCGTGGAAGGACATCGCGTCCGGCTCTGGATCGGCAGACAGCGCAAGTGTTGATACGGCACAGTTGCCCTCCGGCCGCTTGTACTGGCGAGTCCAAACGGCGAACGCGGATGGTGTGTACGGCAATTGGTCTGCCCCGGCGCTGTTGGTATTGCGTGCCGCACCGCGCGTGTCCGCTGTGACGGCGACCGGCAATACGCTGCCGTTGGTCTCGTGGACAACGATTGGGCAGTACGGGTATGAAGTCATGATTGACGACAAGACGTCCGGCGTACATTACGGTACTGTGACAAGCTATCAGTGGCAGGACGTGCTTGCAGATGGTCAGCATGCGGTTAAGGTGCGCGTCACGAATGAGTTTGGGCTGACGTCCGAGTGGGCGACGCTGGCATACACTGTCACCAATGCCCCGACGATTGATGCGCCGGCCTTGGTTGCGTCTGTGGATAATGTTGTGGATATCCGCTTGGACTGGGGCGCAATTGACGCGGATTTTGCCATCGTCTATCGCGATGGCGAAGAACTGACGCGCACGACTTTGCCCGGCACGATGGTGGACCATACGGCGACGGGAGCGCACACTTATAAGGTGCGATGCGTGTTAGGCGATGGGAATTATGTCGACAGCAATGAGGCAGCGGCATCGGTAACGATCCGGGACGCTGTGATTGCAATTGATGGGGCGTGGCAATGGAAGCGATTGGCTTACGGGATCAACGGCGACCTGCCGACGCGCGAGATGTCGACCCGACCGGTATATGCGCTGCAGAATTATAGCGGGCGGGTGCTGCCGGTTGCTGAAATGTCCATATTTGTCTCGCGCTCACACACGCTGTCACATACTCTGCTGACCAAGGCGGAGGCTGACACGATCTTGTCTATGATCGGTCAGATTGTGGTCTACAAGTACACCGAGACGATGATTAGGGGACTGCTCTCCAATGTGACGGCGACACGCGATGGATTTGGTGAGTACGCACTGACCTTGACGGTTACGGAGGTGGACGAGTGAGGACGGTTGACTATCGCTATCAGGTGATGCGCAAAGGCGTGCCTCTTGTGTCACTGTCCGCGCGCGGAATGCCTGCAATCAGGATGCAGTCCACGGCTAAGATCATGCGGTCCATGTCCGGCAGCTTTTTGCAGCCGGACATGGCTGTTGACTGGTTGACGGACCGGCTGCGCGTTGGAATGTATCTTGACGGCGCTTGGTATGATATCGGCACGTTTGCGGTCTCGTCACTGACGGAGTCGTATACAGGCGGCACTGACGTTATCACAATACAAGCAATGGACTACGCATTGCTTGTGAAGCAGAGCAGCACGGAGGGAATCTTGCATCTTGCCAAAGGCACACCGTACATCTCGGCAATCACAACGCTGCTTGCATCTGCCGGCATTGACACGGTCATGGCTGCGGACAGCAACGACACACTGACAACGGATCGCGAAGACTGGGACGAGGGCACGTCCTATCTGGACATCATCAATCAGTTGCTTGCCGAGATTGCGTTTGATCCGCTGTGGTTTGATGCCTCAGGTGTGGCTCGGCTTACGACGCACGCCGAACCGAATGTCAGCAATGTCAAACATACTTATGCAAGCGGTAAAAACAGCATTATTGCTGCCGATTGCAATATTGGGCAAGACCTATACTCGCCGTACAACGTATTTAAGGTGATCGTCAGCAATGCGGACTTGGAGACGCCGATGGTGGCAACCAGCGTCAACGACAGCGTCTCGTCTCCGGTGAGCGTGCCACGGTTGGGAAGACGAATACTTGCGCCGATAAAAAAGCTGGACAACATTGCCAGCCAAGCGGCGTTGCAGGCGTATGCGGACAAGATGAGATTTGAGTCGCAGCTAGCTACCGAAACCATCACATACACAACAGCCAACACCCCGACGCATGGATACGCTGATGTAGTCGCACTCGAACACGAGCGATTGCAAGGCGTGTACCAGGAGACGGAGTGGACGATTAACTGCGGGTACAACGGCCAGATGCAGCACAAAGCGCGCAGGATATTGTATCTGTAAGAGGTGAGCACGTGGATATTGAAACGTATCAAGACTTAGAGGCCGTTGCCACGGTCGACGAGCCGGAGGACGCGACGTTTGCGACGATCGGCGCGGTATACGAGGATGGAGTGAGCCTGATCTTTGACGGCATGGAGGCGGCAACCGAAAAGCACTATCCGTGCAACAGCTTTGTGGTATTTGCGGCCGGGGATCGCGTGCGCATCCTCAAGGACTCCGGCACATATGTGGTTGAGTATCCTGTCGGCGCGCCGAGGACAGCATTTGTTGCCGACTCGGCAACGGAGGCTGAACACGCCGCGACGGCGAATAACGCTACCAATGCAAATTATGCAACAAGCGCAGGGAGCGCAACGAGTGCGACCACTGCGATGAGGGCAGCCCATGCGATGAGGCTTGCCGATAACGGGTCCACCACAGCGTACATCCTTATTGCATACTCCAACGGCGGGTATTATATCAAAGCCAGCTCGGCAAGCTCATGGAAGCGTATCGATAACGTATAAGGAGGTGTCCCCCGTGAGAGAAAAAATTGAGAATAGATTGACGATCACAATCGACGGCGATCTGGATCTGACCAAGGCGACTAAGCTCAAAGTCTATATCCGGCAAGGGTACACCTATCTGGAGTACGCCCCAAGTGTGGTGGATGCGACAACGCTCTCTGTGACGGTGCCATATGTGGACGCGATGCGACTGACCGATACCGCGGCGCAGGTGCAGCTCGTGTGCCGCAGTGAAGCAGGCGAGGCAATTGCGTCGGACGTGCTGACCGTGCCGGTGGATCAGCTGCTAAGTGAGGAGGGATACAGTGGCACTTAAGCTGCATATCTCCAACACGCCGCTCAAGCTTAAGGTGTATTCAGGCACCGCGGCGATATACCCAATATATGACGGCGATTATGAGGTCACGCCGGCAACGTATGATGTTGTAACGCTGCCGACAGCACAAAAGCTAATGCGGGACGATGTTGAGGTCAAGGTGATCCCTCAGTTTGCGGTCTCAAATGCCGCCGGAGGGGAAACCTTAATCATTGGAAAGGAGTATTGGGACTATGGCAATTAACAAGCTGGTACTTGGCACGGAGGTCAAATTTGACCTGACCGCCGACACAGTGACGGCGGACAAACTGGCCGAGGGCATCACGGCGCATGACAAGACCGGCGCGCAGATCACCGGTACAAGCACCAAGGACTCTGATACGCAGGACGCGACGGCGGCGGTTGCAGAAGTCCTCAAGGGCAAGACGTTTTACGCGCGCGGCGCAAAGATGACCGGCACCATGCCGGATCAGGGCGCGGTTGCTGGGACGATCGATGCCAAGGACGGCCAGTATACCGTGCCGATGGGCTTTCACGACGGCGGCGGCAAGGTCGGACTTGCCGCCGCCGAAAAAGCTAAGCTGATCCCCGGCAACATCAAGTCCGGCCTGACCATCCTCGGTGTTGAGGGCACCTACTCCGGCGAGACGGTCAAGGCGATGAGCAAAGCGGTCACCTCCAGCCTTGCTGCACAGACGATCCTCCCCGATGAGGGGTACGACTACCTGTCCTCCGTGACGATTGCCGGCATCCCCGTGGTTGAGACGGATAATGCCGCCGGAGGCAAAACGCTGACGATCGGAGGATGAGGGTATGGGCGTTAACAAGGTTGTCGTTGGTGATGAGGTCAAGCTGGACTTGACCTCGGACACCGTCACAACGGATACGCTGCTTGCAGGCGTGACGGCACATGACAAGTCTGGATTACAGATTACGGGTACTGCAAGCGGTGGAATCGACTACAACACCAAGCCGCAGATCACGTTTGACGGCAAGTGGTCTGGGTGGTATGTCGAGTTTTATGCGGGCGTGCCGTACTGGGAGGCACAGTTCTATTCCTCCGGCACACTGAGTGTGACGGGGAGTTATACGGCGGATGCGCACGGCATCGGCGGCGGAGGTGGGTCTTACAATTATGAGAACCCCAATGCAGGGGATCGCGGTGCAACGTCAATTAAGCTCAATTTGACGCTAACCAAAAGTGTGGCGGTTACAATAGGCGCGGGGTCTGCTGCGGCAAGAGGAGACAACGGCGGCACCACAAAACTTGGAAGTGTTCTGTCGTGCGCAGGAGGAGCTGGATTAGCAGGTCTTAACAGGCCGTCGTCAAGTAGAGGTGATGAGTTGCGTAGGTTTGGAGATCATGATCATTCCACAGATATTGGCGATGACGGCAGCTCCGGCAAAACAGACAATTTTAACGGGGCTGGAGGTATGATGCACTGGAAAGATGTGCCGCAAAGCGGCGAGGGCTACGGTGCGGGCGGTGGAGTGGCTGATTTATCGAACTACAATAGGTATCACTTGGGAGGGCACTCTGGGCTGATTGTCATCCGCATCGCAGTATAGGAGGTGTAACGATGGCAACATACATTGCAAAAAATGCCGACGGAGAACAGGTCAATGTCATCGAAATTGAGCCGGAGCAGATTGAGAGCTGGCAGGCGCTGACCGGCCTGACCTTGGAGCTGCCGCCTGCTCCAACGCCAAAAGAAACACCCGACGCGGCAACCATGGAGGCCGCACTGAATGAGTTGGGGGTGATTACTCGTGAGTAAGGTAAGATCGGACATCCTCCAGCAGGCACAGGAGATCCGCAAGGCGACGCAGACCCTCGCGGCCTACGCGCCGGACGAAGTGGCACTGGCGGCTCCTGCGGTGCTGTTTGACACATGGAGCGCAAGCGGCGTGGCCTATGCCAAGGGCGACATCCGACAGTATAACGGCTTGTTGTACCGCTGCGCACAGCCTCACACATCGCAGTCTGACTATACGCCGTCTGCTGCGGTATCGCTCTGGACACGAATTGCAGATCCGACGCAGGAATGGCCTGAATGGATCCAGCCCACCGGGGCGCATGATGCGTATGCCAAAGGTGCGAAGGTCAGCCACAACGGCAAGCACTATGTCAGCACGGCAGACGCTAACGTGTGGGAGCCGGGCGTGTACGGCTGGGAGGAGGCGGTTTGATGCACATCCGAGTCAAGATCACCCGCGACAAAAGCGGCAGGGTTGTGACGATGGATCTGGAGGACTATCTCAAGGGCGTGGTGCCGTCCGAGATCAAGGCGGAGACCTGCCCGATGGAGGCGCAAAAGGCACAGGCGATTGCTGCGCGAACGTATGCCATCCGCAAGACCATCGACCGCCGCAGCAAGCCTTACGACGTGGACGATACTGCGGGCTATCAGGCGTTTGGAGCGCGACCGCGTCACAAAAACAGCGACGCGGCAGTGGAAGCAACGCGCGGGATGGTGCTGATGTATGGCGGCAAGCTCATTGACGCGGTCTACACCGACAGCAACGGCGGGCGCTGCGTGTCCTCCCTTGAGCGCTGGGGCAGTGCTGTTCCCTACCTGATCGACCAGCCCGACCCTTATGACAACTCCGGCAAGGTGCGCGGGCATGGTGTGGGATTGTCTCAGACCGGAGCCGCCGCAAGGGGAAAGGCGGGGCAAACGTGCGCGGAAATCCTCGGATTTTATTATCTGGGGGCGGCAATAAAAAAGTTGAAGGAGGCGGACAAAATGAATCTCGATGTGAGGCTCTCCGAGAATTTTACCCTGCGCGAATTTTATGACCCGGCGAACTATGTGGACGTGCTCAAGGGCAAGGCCGCACCCATCGTGCAGCCCAGCGATATTGACCACCGCATCATCGCCCTGCTGGAAAAGCTGCGGGCAAAGTACCGCCAGAAATGGCCGGGCGTGGTGATCCGCATCCGACCGCACGGCGGCTACCGTCCGGACCCGCTGAATAAGCTGGTGGGCGGCGCACCTGGAAGTCAGCACCGCAAGGGTAACGCGGCGGATTATAGCGTCGTGGTGCTGGGCAAGGCAATCGACGCGCCGACGCTGGCGGTGTGGACGGAGCATTACATGCAGGAGATGGGCATCAAGGGCGGCATTGGAATGTACAAGGCCACTGACAACTACATCCATGTCGATGCACGCGGCAAAAACGTCGCCTGGTACGACAGTTATTCTTCGGCCGGCTGCCCCGGACAGGGTGGTCGGCCTTGCACGTACCGCAAGGGCAGCAAGGGCGCGGGTGTGGTGCTGATCCAGCGATATCTGGGCGTCCCGGCTGACGGCAAATACGGCCCCCAAACGATGGCGGCCGTGAAGGCATGGCAGGCGGAGCACGGATGCACGCCGGACGGCATCTTTGGACGCGAGACCAACCGCAAGATGGGCTATGTGCTGCCCTGGGAGGTGTAAGCCGTGACGCAAGACACGATCCTGTACGGGCTGTTATTTATCCTCGCCCTCGTGCCGTTGGCGAATGTGATTATCGCCGCTGTCAATCTCTGGCGCTCCAAAAACAAGGACACCAAGGGCGACAGCGCCCAGGCGACGACGCTGCTGGTGGAGATCGGTGCGATTAAGAGCGGCGTCGAGGACATCAAAGCCGAGCAAAAGGCGCAGGCCAAGACCAACATAGAGGTCTTGCAGCGGCTCACGGCGGTCGAAGAGTCCGCCAAGCAGGCACACAAGCGCATCGACCGCATCCAGGAGGGGCGCGATCATCAGGACGGCGGTCACGGTGGCTAAAATCAGCAAGGGCACGCGATTTGCGAATAAGGTGCTGCTGTTTTTGGCAGTGTATCTGATCCTGTTTACGGTGGCCGAGACCATCGTGTTTTGCGCCACCGGGCAGGAGCAGACCGAGCTGGTGAACATGACGTTTACGGTTTTTGGCGTGGAGCTGGGCGGATTGCTGGCAAAGCGGATCGCCGAAAAGGTGTTTGGCAAAAAAAATACAGATACGGAGGAATAAATTATGAATCTCGATTGGACGATGATCACGGGTATTGCTGCTGCGGTGGCGTGTGTGGGTATGGCTCTGGTGGTTATCCTCTGGCTGTGCGGCAAAATCAGCTCTGACCGCGTGTCGAAGGTCTGGCGCTGGGTGTGCTGGCTGGTGCAGGCGGCGGAAAAAATTTATGGAGCAAAAACCGGCGAGCAGAAACACGACTATGTTGTGGATATGCTCAAGCAGCTGGGGATCAAGTTTACGGACGAGATCGACGCGCTGATCGAGGCGGCTGTGCGCGAGTTGACGGATTAAGGAGGGAGCTGGTGTGCGATGCTTGCAGAGATCACGCGCGCCGGACTGAGCCGTGCACAGGTGGGAGCGCTGATTGACGAGTGGGTGTTTTCGGCGCGGGATCGGCAAATCCTGCGCCTGAAGCTGCTGGACGGGCAGACCTATGAGCAGATTGCAGAGGCGGTGCGTCCGCAGATGTCGCCGCGGCAGATCAAGCGGATTGTGACCTGCCGGGTGGACGAGCTACTGCAAAAAATACAATAAAATGCTATGCAATCTTATGACGACGTGATATAATAAAATTGTCATGGAGAGTATAGGCGATTTGACCGGCAAAGACCTATCCGGGCGGCAATCTGGATGGGCCTTTTGCTTTTTGTATGATGTTGGGGTGGGCTTCGGCCTGCCCCAATTTTTTTGATTTTTGGGGCAAAAATCTTCAAAAAGGTGTTGACAAAATATACGCTCTAGCGTATAATATAAAGTGTCAAGGGGCGATGGAAAAGCCCCGGAACAAAACGAGGAGGAAACAAAAATGAAGTACAACAAGAAGAACATCATGAGAAACGCCTGGAGCATCCGCAAGTCCGCGAATGTGTCTATGAGCGTTGCCCTCAAGGCTGCGTGGGCGCTGGAAAAGGCGATGATCGAGGCCGAGAGCATCGGCAAGGAATCCGGCTGGAACTATCGAGTGGTCGCTAACGACTGGGTAAAATACGGCAAGAACCGCACCTACATCTCCACGCGCATCTACACCAACGCCTGGAATCTCAAGAGAGAGCACAAGCTTGGTTACGTTGACAACATGACCGGTGCTTACATCGCAGCTTAATCAAAATAAGGAGGGCAAAAAAATGAAAAAGTTGAAAATGCGCGAAACCATGACACAGGAGGCTTATGAGGGGATGACGGCGGCAGAACGTCGCGATGCGCTGAAGATCGAACAGGCCAAGGAATGCAGCGGCTGGCGAAGCTACCCGACCACATGTGAGCGCCTGGTTGCTCGGATCCCGTCCGACTGGTGGGATAAGTACCGCGCTGAGCACATCGGCGAGGTCATGGCATTGCTCAAAATTGCTTATGATGATGGCCGCCGCGATCCAGACCCGGAGCATTGAGTGTTTACGATGCCTGACATAAAAGCAAATCTCAAATGCAGAGAGTGTGGGACCCCCATCCCACACCCCACTGCGTATCAAACGCTCTGCGACGAGTGCGCAAAGCGTCTGAAAAGCGCAATGGCGCTCCGGCCGCGTGTATGCGTCGATTGCGGGATTACATTTGACGGTTATCCCAAATCCAAGCGCTGTCCGGCTTGCCGGCATGAGCGCGTGCTGCGGCTGCGGGCGGGGTATCGGGCGGCGGAAAGGGCGGGCAAGCAGCGCAAGATTGGCGAAACGTATCTGTGTAAGAGATGCGGCAAGCCGTATACGCTGGCCGGCGGATTGCAGCGATATTGCCCGGATTGCAAGGACGATGCGGTGCTGGAGGCTAATCGCGCTGCGTCCCGCGAGTATATGCAGGCGCACCGGGACGATCAGAAGCGATCTAAACACGCCGTCAGATATTGCGTGATCTGCGGGATGGAGATCACCGCGAATACCAGCACCATCACGTGCAGCCCGGAGTGCGCGCTGGAACGGAAACGGCAGCGGCAACGCGCTGCGGATGCTCGGCGAGGAGTCGGGCATGGCTCACAGGATTACACCCCGACAAAAGCACGTGGGAAGCCGCGCACCCCGAAGTCGATGAAAAAGGAGGAATAATATGGCGGTATCAGACGCCCAGAGAGCGGCGCGAACCAAGTGGGACAAAGAAAATCGTAAAGCAATCACGTGCGTCCTGCCGCGCAAGCAGGCGGAAGCGCTCCGCGATGCAGCAAAAGAGGACGGCACGAGTGTCAATCAGCTCATCATTGGATGGGTCAAGGAGTATCTTGCGGCAAGAGCGCCGGAGGCTGACAAAAATGAGTCTTGCAAAACGTGAGATAATGTGCTATCTTATAGTTGCATACCGTGTCAGGGAGGTGCTCCTCGTACCTGCCTGTGGATTAAAGCGCTAATAGCAATGCAGACGATGCTTTTTCCAACCTTGCTCTTGCGGGGCGATGCGATGCTCGTGGTATGCGGAGCGCATCTCAGCATCCGACGCAGAGGGAGCCCCTTACGGGGCTTCCTTCTTTTTTTATAGAAAACTCAAAAAAACTATTGACAGATTCTACGCTCTAGCGTATAATATAAAGTGTCAAGGGGAGATGGAAATCCCCGAGAACAAACGAGGAGGAAAACAAAAATGACCAAGATCACTGACAACAAGCGCACCGTAGAAATCAAAATCATGCTCCACCAGCCTGGTTGGCGCCACGAATGGATGGATCTCAGCAACGGCTATTTTGCAACTGAGCTGGGCGATCTCCCCGCCGATGGCATCTATGTTGTAGATAATGTGCAGGATGTCATTAACATGACGATGAGCCGCGACCCCGAGATCGGCGCGCGGATTAAGGAGGACCCTCGCACCGGCCTCCTCGTGTTTGATCCAGACCTCACCGTGGTTGTGACTGAGCTGTAAGAGGAGGATAATTGAGATGTACGTATACGATCGTGGACTGTATGTATTTAACCGTGACGAGATGAGATTTATGGACGGCAAGACCGTCCTCACTATCAACACCATGCGCCGCTCCCCCACCGAAAGCCACCCGTGCTACAACACCGATGAGATCATCGGCAAGGTGATCGACGTCGATGCCCTCCCGTACGACATTGCACATGATGCGTATGTCGTGCCGGATGTCGAGGCCATCAAGGCGGCGGTTGCCGAAAAATATCCTGTTGATTGTGCCAAGCTGGATGACGGCTCCGAGGGATGGACAAACATAGACAAGGAGCCGTGCTGCGAGTATACATACGGGGTGTGCATCCCGAGTATGTATAACATCCCTGATGAGTTGGATGATGATGAGCAGCTTGAGTGGTGGGCGGATCATCACTGGGAGCGCGACGAGGGCGAGCCGGAGTGGTATGATACGCTCAAGGATGCTCTCGCGGCAGCTGGCAAAGCATTTGCAGCTGGGCAACCCATCCCCCGGATCTACATCCAAAAAATCAATGTCGAAACTGGCGACCCTGAATATGATCTGGATGAGATCGAGCTTGATGCGGATGAAGACGGCAATTGGGACATGGTGTCGGACGATCCGCTGGCGTGGAGAGAGTACAACCTGGCTTGTGACGAGGAGTAAACAAGGACGTAGCTTAAGCCGCCCCCACAGGGGGCGGCTTTTTTGTCCCTAAAATGTCCCGTTTTTGACCCCGAAGTGTCCCCTGCATGACATCGTGCAGGGGGCGCTTTTTTTTTACAATTAAGTCAGATGGAGGTGGTCAAGTTGGGAAGATGGATGCCGTATAACCCCAATCCGCAGGGCAAATCGGTCGGGGATTGCGCAGTCCGTGCCTGCACCATTGCCACCGGGGATAGCTGGGATCAGGTGTATCTGGCGCTGACCGTTGAGGGCTTTGCCCGCTGCGATCTCCCAAACGCCAACCACGTTTGGGGGCGCTACCTGAAAAAGCACGGATACCAGCGCGATTTTGTCCGCGACGATTGCGATACATGTTACACCGTCGCAGATTTTTGCGAAGATCATCCGACTGGCACGTATGTGCTTGCACTGTCCGACCACGTCGTCGCAGTGCAGGATGGCAATTATTACGATAGCTGGGACAGTGGCGCGGAAGTGCCGATCTACTACTGGCATAAGGAGGGGTAATTTATGGCATTTGGATATCCTGGCGCGCCGAACTATTATCAGCCGGGCAGTTACTACCAGCCGCAGCCGATGCCGGATCAGCTTGCACAGCTCCGTCAGGCGGCAATGCAGCCGGTGCAGCAGCCTCCCCAGACCGGCATGATCTGGGTGCAGGGCGAGACCGGTGCGAAAAGCTATCTGATGGCGCCGGGCAACACGCTCCCCCTGTGGGACAGTGAGAGCCAGACAATCTATATCAAATCTGTCGATGCGTCCGGTATGCCGTCCATGCGCGTGCTGGATTATACGGAGCGCACAACCGCGCCGAGGCAAGCAGCCCCAGCGGCGCCTGCTGAACAATATGTAACCCGTGCAGAGTTGGACGCGCTGTCCGCTCGTGTGGACGCCTTGGCAGCTAAGCCCGCGTCTAAGTCTGTGTCCAAACCTGCAAAGGAGGTCAGTGCTGATGCCTAATCCGCTTTACCAAGCGCTTGCCGGCGGCCAGATGCCCGGTAGGCTTGGACAGTTCCAACAAATGGTGCAGCAATTTAACCAATTTCGGCAAAATTTTCATGGCGACCCACAAAAAGAGGTCGAAAAGCTGCTGCAATCAGGCAAAATGTCACAGCAACAGCTTAACCAATTGCAGCAAGCTGCGCAAATGTTTCAATCCTTGCTGTAAAAAAATATCACAAGCGCACAAAATGCGGCCGCATTTGTGAATAATCAAACGAGAGGAGAAAAATTATGTCTTTGACTACCTCGGAGATGACCCCTGCCGATATCGCGGCGGTAACTGGCAACGGCAACCGTGGCAACGGCCTGTTTGGTGACGGCAACGGCGCGTGGTTTTTGATCATCCTTTTCCTGTTCGCCTTTTTGGGCTGGGGCAATAACGGCTTTGGAGGCGGCTTTGCTGGCAACGGCAGCGGTGCTGGGGTTGTGGACGGCTATGTGCTCACCTCCGACTTTGCTAGCGTCGAACGCAAGCTGGACAACGTAAACAACGGCCTGTGTGACGGTTTTTACGCGCAAAACACGACTATGCTCCAGGGCTTTGCCGGTGTCAACCAGACTGTGAGTAACGGATTTATGTCGGCCGAGCTCTCCCGCGCCAACCAGCAGGCGGCGCTGATGCAGCAGCTCAACGCCATGCAGATGCAGCAGCAGGAGTGCTGCTGCGAAAATCGTGCGGCGATTGCCCAGGTGCGCTATGACATGGCCACCCAGGCGTGCGACACTCGCAATGTCGTCCAGACGAGCACCCGCGATCTGATCGACAACCAAAACGCCAACGCGCGCGCCATCCTCGACGCGCTCACTGCGCAGCGCATCGAGGCGAAGGATGCCAAAATCGCCGAGCAGAATCAGCAGCTCTTTGCAGCGCAGCTGGCTGCATCTCAGGCGTCGCAGAGCCAGTACCTTGTGCAGACGCTGCGTCCGTGCCCGACTCCGGCCTACATCACCTGCAATCCGTGGGCGACTCAGGCGGCATACGGCACCTGCGGCACTTGCGCTTAATCGCGTGACTTCAGGCGGCGGGGACTCCCGCCGCCAAATTGTGAAGGAGGATTAAAATGGCAGAGTATACCAATGCGACGACTGTAACCGTCGCAGCTGGTCAAAACGTTCCTTTGACGGAGACTGCCGTCACTAATAATAAGCCTTGCATCGTGCACCGAGAGGGTGCGGGCGTTGTCACGCTGCGCGGATTGACGCAGCAGTGCCGGGCGCTGTTTAAGGTCGCGTTTGGCGCCAACATCTCCGTGCCGACCGGCGGCACAGTGGAAGCAATCTCGATTGCGCTGGCGATCAACGGAGAGCCGCTCAATAGCGCGACGGCAATATTTGTGCCGGCGGCGGTTGGCAATGCCGGCAATGTCTATGTGGCGGCATTTGTTGAGGTCCCGCGTGGATGCTGCTTGACGATTGCGGCGGAAAATACTAGCACGCAGGCGATCAATGTTGCGAATGCCAACATGATCGTTGAGCGAATTGCTTGAGCAAGGAGGTGCAGACAAGATGAGGGACTTGTACAAGCTTAAGGATATGCTGTGCGAGGTGCTTGACGGATACATCAAGCGCGGATCTCTGTCCGGCGGAGATCTGGAGGCCGTGCACATGATCACTGACACGATCAAAAATGTCGACAAAATTGACTTGCTCGAGGATGACGGTAGTGAATACAGTCATGCTCGCCGCAGACGCGACTCCATGGGCAGATACTCCGGCATGACGGATCGTTATGACGGAGGCTGGCGGACTGACCGCTATCCGCGTGATGACGGCTATTCCCGGACGGACGGCAAACAGCGCGTCATGGATATCCTGGAGAGCATGATGGACGGGGTGCAGGGCACGGATCGTCAGACCATCGAGCGGTTGCTTGAGATGGCGCGCAAATTGTGACCGGAGGTGATCCGGTATGGATGTGCGCGAGATCGAGCGGGAGATGCATCGGCTCTCCTGCGGGGAGACGTCTTACGAGACGGTGATGCGGTTGGCCGCACTCAAGGTGGTACATGACCATCTGACAGAGCCAGATGCTCGTCCGCAACAGGACGTTCAGCCGACGGCGCCAGTATCGGCACCGTCGGTATGGGAATCGGAGTTTGTGGCTGTCATGTCACAAGTCCCATTTGACAGGGCGGTGCAGATCCTTGCTGAGCACATGGACATATTGCAGGAGGTTTGTCCGCGCGAATACGATCGTCTGATGAGGGAGCTTTGGAGGCTCAAATAATAATGGTGGAGGATGCTGCGCAGCGTCCTCCACCATTGTCTGTCAACCATGTGTCAACTTATGAATGCAATCAGTGGCGCAGTGTAAACAAAAAATGTCTTGATTTCGGCATTTTTGTTTACTATAATCGCAATTAAGCCAAATGGGATTGGGCTATGGATATACGCAAAAAACGCCTAAAAACAGGCTTTTTTTGATAC